CGCTCGTCTTGGGGCTACAAAGTTCCCCTCTACTGCCAACTAATTAAAACTCAACTCTAATTTATATAGCGCTCAAGCTCACTTGAACCTACATCGTCAAATTCATGATCATTAATGTAGGCCGGCTCTGCGCATAATTATTTTATTTTGTTTTAAATATTTTTCGAATTAAGTTTAGATTAACTGTAGTAGTTAACTTTTGTAATAACAAAACCCTACACGTCATCCGGGTTTACAACTCACTATAGAGCATTCCCTCCTTTAACTTGGTAGCATGGCTATCTATTTCTACTTTGCTGATGTTATACTTCCTCATTAGAAAGTCATACACCGCTTCGTTCGAAATTTTTGTATCAGATTGTCTCATTCGATAACCATAACTAAAATCATAACCCAAGTCGCAATAGCGCATATCTGCACTTCTACCACCTTTACTTTTCAGTATTACGCGTTCATCGCCGTCCCAACTCACTGCGTGTTTAGGTTGGATTTTATGGGCGTGATATCTAAAAGCTTCCGCATAATCACCGAAGAAAGGCATATCTTTACCCCAAGAATCTATACTATCAGCCTGAGCTAACAGGTAATAGTGCATTTCCGTTGGTGTAAAATCCTTACCTTTCACAGTATAGTGGCATAATGGTGACATCCTGTTTAATTGCCTTACTATTTTAAATTTGTCACCATCTTTTATCACATTGGTTGAACAAAAGTCAATGGTTTCAAAGTCCCCTATTGTTAGGTACTTTAATATCATGCCTAATCCATGTGTATAATTACTATACAACTCTTCTTTACTCATTGACTTGCTCGGTGGAGATGTTGGTTTTGAAAAGTATTTGTAGTATGTTGCTTCCAAATTATCTTTTACATACTTTACAAACACTGCAAAATCATCACCTTTTGCCCAAATATGATACTGATCCTCAGTATATCCTGCCTTATACATGATGAAATGTTGGTATAAGGCCATTCTCAGGGTGTTTCCGAATGTTGTATCACTTGATCCTGAGAATACGGTTCCGTTAACGTCTGCAGATGCTAGGTGTATTTTACCCTCTTTAGTTATCACATCTGCTGTTAATTTTCGTTTAGCTTTCGTGGCGACTTCGCGGAAAATTTCAGGGTCAACATGATGAATTTTTCCTCTGTCCACTATCTTATTATATAAAACGTGTTCAACTAAACTTTTCTTCTTCTGGCATTGAGTAGAATCATATGCAGAACCGTCCCCCTGTATAACGAACTGGAATCCATCGCGCCAGTACTCTGATAATAATTTTTCATAATCATTCCAATTTTTATCAGGGTGCGCGTAGCCTGGGATTAGATCGCCTATGATTGCTTCTAATGCCCAAACGACTGGTCCTAAAACCGCCTTTGCTTCCTCGTTCGGTGCTGATATAGCACGATTCTTTGGTAATTTAAGCCAACTTTCTATAATCTGTTTTTCACGCTTACAGAAAATATGATACTCATATTTACTTAAAGCCTTTGTGTCAGTCCAATCAATTTTATCTAGAAGTAATTGCTTCCTTCTAGGCAAATGATTATAGAAGCCAGCCCATTCATACGAAAGAATGGTAACTACATCATCGAATACCGGGTACCATCTCTTCTCTAGATATACTTCGAATTCTTTTAATGCTACTGGGTCGGAGAATACTGTTACTCTACACTGTCTGATGAATGCTGCAAATACACTCCTAGCGCAATTGTTATACACTAGTATTTCTGGTGTGTTATCTGCAGTCGGGAGGATTTTTCTTGCTGCGACTACTGCTTCTTGTTTACAAGTACAAGGTATTTCTTCAAGAGAATTCTTGAATCCATACTTGCCTGTAATTGCTACTTCTGGGTTCTGGACGCAGTCCAGATCTGGTTTCATTCCTTCATGAGTGCACAGCCCTTTTACAGTTGTGCTTTCTCGGGTATGTCCATATATCCCCCCTTTGTAGCAGTAGTCGTTTTGATGACGCGAGCCGCTTCACTCACAACTAGTTGCCTCCTCTGAAGAGAAGATACTAGCTACGAAGCATTTCAATTGTTGGAATCCACCAACAGGAGTGGAGTAAGCTCCATCCTTAACTTCGTTGTAGTTAGTAACCATCTTTGAGGCGGCAATTGCTGTGAGTAATTTTTCGGTCGCGTATCCATCAGTCAGTGCAGAAAGGACGACTGGTACGGCAAATTCACTAAGACTGCCATTTCCCAGCTGTGTCGAACAGAGTTTAGTAACCTCTTTGAGTGTTTTGGTGTCAATCTTCGCAGCTGTGATGATTGACTTGGTGATCTGAGAAATTATACTATCGGCAACTTGGAAGTCCCAGGTTTGGGAGCCGACTGTTAGAACGTTGTTGATCTCATTGAAAGGATTGAGATCCAAGTTCTTTCTGCATAATTTCTTTGTTTTATACACTCCTTTTACATTCCTAATGAGGTAGGCACCTTTATCTTCCACCATTAACCGGGTACATTGACCAACCGAGTGCACGCCTGTTTTTGTGAATTTCAGATATTCTTTCTTAACTTCTTTATTAATATCTGAATCACAAACAGTCTGCATAACGGTACTCTTGTTTTCTTCAAGGGAGGCTAGTTTTTCTAGATCCTCCAATTCGTATTCTCCGGTTACTTGGGTTTTATGTCTAAGCATTTTCTCCAATATAATAGTCTCCATTTTCGCACGTCTGGGCATTATGCGTTTTTCAACGACAGTCAGCACATACGTTAAATAATGGGTGGCTACTAAATTAATCCTCTTCCTTACCATCATCAACAATTCTCTTCCCTCACCACAGTCTCCTAAACTTATGATATCCTGGTCTTTTAATTTATTATAAAGCCTTGGTGTATGCTCATATGGGAAACCATTTCCTTCGACTCTCATTGTAACTGTACTGTCTCCATTTTCGTAGTCAGTTAACAATAGAGTGCCGAAAGTCTTGTCTCCGAACATGATATCACCTGATCCTTGGAAAACATGCATAGTACCTGACCCAACTACTCTTGGGCCGGTGTGTTCCGTTGCGAACCTGCATGCCTCCACTACATCTTCCACAGGTATATCATAAATTGAATCTGTGAATTGGTAGTGGAATCTGTCTTTAGGAGTTTGCTCATCACTGATCTTGAAATCCTCGATAAACTCACTGAGAGTTTCATTGCTCAAGTGCATTTCTAACTTGAAGCCTAATTCCTGCGCATTCTTGATCTGATTGATGAGTGGGCGTCTTTTGATATCTCTATGAGTGTCTGCTAATGACATAGTTGGTGTTAGATATACGCCTTTTAGTCCCCGGGACATTTCTCGCCTGCTAGCACCTACAAACACGGGTGTTTGTAGGTATTTCCCTGTAAGAGATTGGTAGGTTAGACTTTCTTCTAAACCATCCGACTCTCCTATAAGTCTCAAGCGGGCTAAGAAATCGTGTGGATTCTCATTCTGTTCATGTTCAAACTGCCTCTCAGGATATACTTGCCTGAGGAACTCTTCATCTACACATTTAATAGGTATATGATGTTTACCTATTTGAGATGAGTGGAAAGTAGTTGCACATGCTTTCTCATCCATTAGATGTAACTCTAATGGGACTTTGTAAGTATAATTTGGGAACTTATACTCCTGGGTGGGTAAAGGTAAGGTTGGGTTTTTAGGTGCTTTGACAGGTGCGTCTTGCTTCCTAAACTTCTGTGGCTCGCCGTTGTTGCCTATTGAATTTAGGTCGGGCCACAGGAGATTACCTTCTTCGTCCTTGAGTGGTTTTTGCCACTCCTTTTTCTTATAGTCGTTATAACTATTTTTGTTATTAGAAAAAGTTTT